GGGCCCGGCGCAACAGTTCCGCAACCTGCAGATTGCGGGGCAGGAGCTGCAGATTCAGTTCGGGCAATCGCTGCTGCCAACCACCATCGCGCTCACTAAGGCGGCGACCGGGCTACTGGAGCAGACCGGCAAACTGCCCGAGCCGGTCAAACAGGTTGGAGCCGCTGCGGCCGTTGCCGGTGTTGCCGTTCTCGGCCTGACCACGGCGATGAGCGCCATCGGAGGGATCACCGCTGCAACGAAGGCCATGGAGGCCTACGCCGTGTCAGCAGGCGTCGCCACCAAGGCGCAAGTAGGCCTAAACCTGGCGGTGCTGGCTAATCCCTGGGTGCTGGCTGCGGCCGGGATCATCGCTGCCACCGTGGCGGCCTACAAGTTCATTGAGCCGTTCAGGGAGTTTGTCAACACGATCCCGGCGCGGTTCGGCGTGTTCTTCGCTGCGCTGCAGCGAGACATCGGCCAGGCCGCCGCTCGCGCTCAGGCCATCATCGCGGGCACTCGGGATTTCGTAGTGGGCGCATTTCGCGCCGTGGAGTCGATCGGCAGGCAGGCAATGCAGAACCTGCTGAGCACCCTTAACCCGGTGGACGCAGCATTCAGGCAGCTGGGTATCAACATCCAGTCTATTTTTGGCAGCGTATTTGATTCAATCGGCATCAACTGGGGCCGGCTGATTTCCCAGATGCTGGAGCGCCTCAATCCTATGCAGGCGATCCTCAAGCTGATGGGCGTGGACGTGGCCGGCGCCATGGAACAGGCACTGAACTTCCGGCCTAGTGCGGCGCCACGGCCTGCGGCGAGCCCTGTTGTCGCGCCGATCCCCGGCACCCTCCCCGGCACCCTCCCCGGCGCCCCGCCCGCCCCTGATCTGCCCGGCGCGGCTGGCGGCGCTGGAGCGGCTGCTGGCGCGGGGGGCAGGGCAGCTGCGGTTCCCAGGTTCGAGCTTTCTAGCCGCGGCAAGGCGCTGGTTGCTGCGGCCCAGAAGCTCGGCGTCAGCCCGCTCGACCTGGCGACGATCATCAGCTTTGAAACCGCCGGCACCTTCAGTCCCTCAATCCGTGGCGGCGCTGGCGGCAACTATCAAGGGCTGATCCAGTTCGGCGCGCCTGAACGTCGGCAGTACGGCGTCACTCCCGGCCAGTCGTTCGAGGAGCAGGTAATGGGGCCCGTCGTGCGGTACTTCCAAGACCGCTTTAAGGGTGTGGGCATGAGCACCCAAGGGGCCAGCCTGCTGGACCTCTACACCACTGTGCTGGCCGGCAATCCTCGCGCCAATCGCAACGCCCGCGACTCATTCGGCACTAGCGCCGTGAGTGGTGTGCAGCGGATGGGCCCGCATCGCCAGAAAGCGCTGAGTGCATTCTTTGGTGGCTCAATGGAAAATATTGGGTTTGGCGCTGTCGAACAGGCGCAAGCTCAAGTTGCCGGCTACGAAGAAAGCATGGCCGCAATGGAGCAACTCCAAGAACAGCAAGCCGCCGCACAGAAACAGCTCGAACAGTTTAACGAAGAGCGGGCCAAAACTGCCTTGCAGCTTTATAACGAAAGGAGCTTGCTAGGTGCCACAACCGATGAGCAGCGCCGCCGGTTAGAGTTAGAAATTGAGATTGACAATATCACCCAGCAGCATTTTGAGAAGCTGCAGAACCTGAAGGCGATTGAAGAAGAGATCGCCCGGCTCGGCGGAGTGGCTGAAACCGCCGCCATCCGCGAAGGACTGGAGCGCGAAAAGGAGCAACAGCTGGCACTGGCTCGGCTCAGGGCAGAACAGGATCTGAACGAGATCCTGGTGGAGCGCCAGCGCATGATGCAAGACCTCACCCGCCAAGCATCCGAGCCGACGGTGTTTAACGTGCTAGAGCAGCAGAAGGCGCAGCTCGATGAGATTCTGCAAAGGTACCCCGCCATCGGTCAGGCGGCTGATGCTGCGGCCACCCTGGCGACCAACGGCATGGCGGAGATGATCGCCGGCACCAAGTCCGCCAAAGAAGTGTTCGCTGACTTCCTGCAGGGCATCGCCAGCGCGCTGATTGACACGGCAAAGAAGATGATCGCCCAGTACATCGCCATCGGCATCGCCCGGATGTTCGCCGGGATCGGTGCACCTGCAGTTGGCGGGTTCTCTGGTTCCTCTGTCGGCCCGTTCGGCGCTGGTGGCATCAGCCCCGCCCTCAGCTTCCCCACTACCGGCTTCGCCAACGGCGGCATCATGTCCCCGTCCGGCCCGCTGCCGCTGAAGGCCTACTCTCGCGGTGGCGTCGCCAGCACCCCCCAGGTGGCCCTATTCGGCGAAGGCTCAATGAATGAGGCCTATGTGCCGCTGCCTGATGGCCGCCGGATCCCCGTGGCGCTGCAGGCCCCGGACGGCAACCGTGGCGATCGGATGCGCGAGCTGATGGGTGCATCACCTGCCGGCAGCAACGCCTCGCCGGTGCTGAGCATGAGCTTCGAGACCACCACGATCAACGGGGTGGAGTACGTCTCCCGTGACCAGCTCGAATCGGCAATGGCCGAGACCCGCAAGCGTGCCGCCAATGATGGCGCCAAGCGGGGGATGAGCATGACGCTAAACAGACTGCAACAGAGCCCAGCAACCCGTAGCAAGGTGGGCATCCGCTGATGGCCGCGACCTTCCCCGATTTGAAACCGAACGAGCGGCAGATGACGCTCGGCACCTACCCAACAAAGGTGTTCCGCACCATGGCGGGCACGACGGTAAAGCGCCGGTACGGAAACAAAAAGTTCGGCTATCAGCTGCGCCTCACCTTTGCTAACCGCCGCGATCGGGACATCCTGCAGGTGGTGCGGCACTACGAAAACATTGATGAAGACGATCGCTTCGAGCTGCCGCCTGAGACGTTTGCGGGCGTCACCACCACCGGCCAAAGCAGCAGCCCGCAGCGCCCCGGCTTGCGCTCAATGCTGCGCTCCCCTGACGGCTGCCTGTGGGAGTATGCCGTCGCGCCGTCGATTCAATGGGCCGGCAATGAGATCAGCAGCATCACCGTGGAGCTGGTGGCGGAGCTGAACGTATGAGCACGATTCGCATCGCTCAGCTGTTCAATCTGCGCACCAGCAGCGGCACCCGGCACCGCTATCAGAACTATTTTGTCGCCCAGGAGTACACCTACCTAGGCGCCAAGTATGACTTCGCTCCGTTCCAAGTGAGCGGCGCGATGGCCAGCCTGGGCGGCGACAATGAAACCGTGCAGGTGCTGTTCCCCAACCTAGAGGTGGTGCTGCGGCTGGTGGAGGAAGGCGACGGCAACCGGCTGAGCGAGTTGACCCTGACCACTCTATGGCTTAACGCTACCGGCGCAATCGCCAACCAGTACGAGGATTATTATGTGGGCTCAGGTTCCGGGTTCAACGATGACACGGTGGAGCTGCGGTTCAGATCAGCGATGGATTCAGTCGGCAGCAACTTCCCGGCCCGCACACTGACCAGCCAGAACGTGGGCATCCTGCCGCTCAATGCGGAGCTCTACCTCAGATGAATGATCTGATCGGCTTGGCGTATCGGTGGGGCTGCCGGCCTGGTGATGGCAGCGGATGCACGGACTGCTTTCAGCTGGTCTGCGCAGTGCGGCGGCAGCTGGGCCTGCCGGATCACGCGGCGCAGTTTGAGTGGGTCTACCGGGAGCACACGGCCGAGACGTTCGGGCTGCTTCACCTGCGGCGGCTGCTGGCCTCTCTGGCCGATCCTGTGGCCGCGGCCCTACCGGGCGACCCGATCTTGCTGGGCGGCGCTGCAGCGGCGCTGGGCGTCGCGGTGGATGGCGGGGTGATGTTCATTGCCCCTGGACAGACTGTGGTGATGACGCCGCTGCCGCAAGGCGCCGGCCAGTGCTACCGGCTGCGATGAGACGACTGCTGCCCTATGAGCACCAGCTGATTGAGCAGCTGGGCGTGAGCCAGGAGGACTACCTGGACTTCATCGCGGCGCAACAGAGGGACTACAGCCGCAGCATTGAGGATCAACAGGCGGAGATCCAAGCGGGCCCCGGCGCCGTCGCCCTTGCGCTCACGGTGGTGGGCATCCTGTTCCAGGTGGCCAGCGCCCTGCTGCTGCGGCCATCGGTGCCGAGCGCCGGTCGTAGCCCGCGGCAGACCCGTGAGCAGCGCTTCGCCCCACGGTTCGGGTTCAACAGCTCCCAGGAGCTGGCCCAGTACGGCGAGCCGCTGAATCTGGTCTACACCAACACCGCGCAGAATCCACGCGGCGGCGTGCGTGTGGCCACGTCGCTGGTGTGGTCCAGCGTCCGCAGCTATGGCAGTTCGCAATTTATGCAGCTGCTGCTGGTGGCCGGTGCTGCCAGTATCCGCAAGATTGATTGGGACCGGGTGGCGTTCGGCCAGCTGCCGCTGCGGGAGTTCGCCGCATCAAAAACCTGGCTCTATTTCAACCAGAGCGGCAACGCCAGGTTCAACCAACGGCAGATCGGCGATGACAGCGACCCCTCCCGCGAGGGCGCCGCGCCGGGTGATGACGTGTGCCGGATCATCGATGGCGCAACTCGCCGCAGCGGCTACAGCCAGGCATTCAGCCCCAGCAGCTTGACCAGCTGCGGGGTGTTCAATCCGATCCCGATCAACGTCCAGCTACAGGAGCGCAACAGCAAAGGCGACATCGTGACCGCCAACAATGGCATCACCCTGACCACCAACGGATGGGGCGCTGGCGGCAGTGGTCGCTACACGGTCGGCACACAGATCACGCTGGTGTTCGCCAAGACCCAGAACAAAAAAACCAACATCGCCGAAGAGGCCGCCCAGGAGCAGCGCTACCAGCTGGTGAGCAGCCTGGACCGCGGCAGCACCTACCAGCTGGGCACTGCCCGATTCGCCCTGCTCAGCATCACCGACAACACCAACCTTGACGACAACGAGGTGCGGGCCACGTTCCGCTGTATCGCTGCCGGCCGCACCCCGTCAACGCCCTACGGCGACAGCAAAGCGCCGGAAAACGGCGCAAAGGATGACAGCTTTTACACCAAGGCCCTGTGCAAAGCCGACAGCGCCGCGTATCAGACGGTGACAGCCTGCGAGATAGTGTCGTTCTCGATGCGGGTCAAGCTGTTCCGCCGCATCCAGGGCAGGCAGAAAAAGTACGGCGACAGCGAGCCCGAGGGCTATAAGGCCAGCGACAACGGCATCAAGTCCCGGCTGGCGTTCTTTCGGCTGCTGTATCGGCCGCTCAGTAGGTCTACTCAGGATCTGCTGCCGCTGATTATCGCCTGCCGCAGATCCGCTGATCTTGATAATTTCATTAGCCTTGATTTCCGCGCCGGCAGCGGCAACCAGAAATGGGAGTTTGAGTTTCAGCCGATCAGCGACCTAGCGGCCGAGCGGGCGCAGAACGGGCAGAAACAAATCGCCTTGATTGAGAACAGCGGCAAAGGCGAGAGCTTTAGGCACAACGGCAATCGGTTTCAATGGGTGGGCAGCCTAAAGGACATCAGCTCAGTACTGAAAGATCGCGGGCCGGTGCTCACCAATGAGTGGGATCTGTTCAGCGTCCGCAGCGACACCGACATTCAGTTCAGTTTCGAGGCGGGCCCGGAGTTTCAGATCACAGCCGTCACAGAGCAGCAACTGAGATCAACCGAGGGCAAGTATGCCCGGATGAGCACCATGGCATTCGGGGTATTCTCCGGCCGGGGCGTGCAGGATCTGCGCAGCATCTCGGCGTTCGTCACCGAGGGCAAGGATTCCTGGGTGGTGAATAATGACGGCACCTACAGCAAGAGCGCTGGCAGCACCAGCTGGGCGCCGGACATCTTCGCTGACACGGTGCTGGACAAAGAAAACGGCATCGGCCGGTATGCCAAGCCATCCGGCGTGGACTGGCAAGGCCTGGCCCTGAGCAAGCGGTTCTGCCAGAACAGCGGCCTTGGGTGCCAACTGTTCATGGATCCGCTGATCGCTGAGGTCGGATCTTGGCGGCAGTTCTGGGCCGAGGCGGCACCCTACTCGCTGCTGGAGTTCGGCAAGATCGGCGGGAAGGAAACGCTGGTGCCGGCGGTGCCGGTGAACAGCAGCGGGCGCGCCAATCGCCGCGTGAACATCTCGGCGCTGTTCACCACCGGCAACATCCTGGAGGACACCTACCGCGAAGAGTTCCTCGACTACGGCGCCAGCGTCCAGGATCTGATCGCCACGGTGATCTACCGGGAGACAGAGGAAGATGACGTGTTTCCGCGCAATGCCAGCGTGGATGTGCAGCTGGTGGATGCTGTCGAGGATGCGGCAATCCGCCAGACGTTCGACCTCTCGCAGTTCGTCACCCAGCGGGAGCAGGCGATCCTCTACGGCAAGCTGCTGTGCAACCAGCGGCGATGGGTGCGGCGCGGCATTGAGTTCCAGACCGTCCCCACTGACACACCGGTGAGCCCTGGCGCCTACATCTACGTGGACGTGGGCCTGAACACCTGGGACCGAATGACAGCGGGCGTGGTGATGCCTGGCGGCGTGCTCAATGCCCCGCTGAGCGATCGGCTGCGCGATGGCACCTATGCCGCGCTGGTGTATCGCAGCGGCGGCAACGTGCGCTCCCTGGCCAGCGTGACGGTGGCGGACGGCAAGGCCAACGCCCTGAGCGATGACGCGGGCGCCATGTTCGTGCTGGGCGCCGTCACTGATCGCAAGCGGGTGTTCCGGGTGACGGAGGTGATGATGAGCGAGGAAGGGGAGGTGACGGTTAAGGCGCTGGAACACCCCTGCGAGACGGTGGACGGCAACCTGCTGAGCCGGGTGGCCAATTTCAGTGACGCGCTGTTTGTGGTGCGGTGAATAGCCTGAATGCGCAGGGAGGCGTCAGCTGATGGGTTACTACACAGGCCGAACCGGGGGGCTGATCTTCAACGGCAAGCCAGTTGCGAAAGTGCAGAACTGGTCTGTGGAAACCAGCGTTGACCTGCTGCCCACCGCCGACCTGGGAGCCGATGCGCGGTCGTTCATCCCATCGCTAAAGGGCGCAACCGGTAGCGCCACCCTGATGTACTACCGGCTGGAGCCGGGCGAGTCGGCGCAGAAAACGCAGTTTACCGCGCTACTGGCCAAGATCCACAAGAGGGGCGCCATCACCGAACAGGATCGAGTGTTCCTGGAGCTGGACGTAGACACCGGCGGCGTTGACGACGTCAAGATGTACGCCTACATCACCAGCGCTGTGATCGGCTCAGCGGTGGGTGAGCTGGTGGTGGTGCCGATTCAATTCACCATGGACGGAGATTTTGACGAGGCCATCAACCAGGCCAACTGATGACGCACTACCTCGGCACAAAGGGCAACGTCAAGCTGAGGCGTGGCACCAAGGCATTCATCGGCCGGGTGTCGGATCAGATCATCCCCGATGATGTGAACACGTCGCTAAACCGGCTGTCATTTGATGGGGCGATTAACAATATATTGATTGGCGATCGGGTGGACATCAGCACCACGGACGCCCGTGGGCTGGCGTTCTTCCCGCCGTCCGTGTGGGGCCTGGAGAGCACCGACCCGCCTGAGGAGAGTTTCACGGCCTACGTGCATGTTAACGCCGTGGGCGGCCTGCGGTTCTTCCCGACCTTCACCGATGCGGTCAACAACGTCCGCGCCAATGAGATCCCGCTGGCAGCATTCACCGGCAACCCGCTGCAGATCAGCGTGCGCGTGCGTGATGTGCAATTCAACCTATTGGGATCGGTGGAGGGCTACGAGTTCAACACCGACCGGCAGACAATTGACGCCACAAGCCTCAATGATCGGTTTCGCCA